CTGCACGTCGCTCGACGTCACCCATGCCGGTCTCGGGGAATAGCCAGGCCCCTGGTCCGAGACAGCCAGTGCCTGGCGCCTGAGAACTCCACTGCGCTCGAGCTGGCGCTCGAGCGCCTGACGCGCCGCCTTGAGGACGTGCCGGTCCCGCTACGGGATCTGTGGCGGCCTGACACCTGCCCGATCGAGCTCCTGCCGTGGCTGGCCTATGCCCTGTCGATCGACAGCTGGAATCCAACCTGGTCCGAGAGCGTCAAGCGCAACGTGGTGGCGGCTGCCATCGAGATCCAGCGCAAGAAGGGCACTGCTGCCTCGGTGCGCCAGGTCGTTGCGGCCTTCGGCGGCCAGATCGCCTTGCGCGAATGGTGGCAGCTGGACCCGCCCGGTGAGCCGTACACCTTCGATCTGGTCCTGACCCTGAACGGGGAGGGCGGGCAGCCCGCAACGGCCCGCTTCGTCGAGGAGGTCATCGATGAGGTGATCCGGACCAAGCCCGTTCGCGCCCACTTCACCTTCACCCAGGGCCTCGCGGCCCAGGGCGGTCTCGGCCTGGCCGCCGCCGCGCGCGCCGCCGACTTCTACCGCCTGCAGCTTGAGGCCGCCTGATGCCTGGATTGCCGATCACCATCACCAATGTCGGGCGCGCCGCCCTGATCAATGCCCAGAACACCGGTACCAATGCGCTGACGATCAGTCAGGTCGCCCTGACCTCGGCCAACATGGAGGGCGCAAACTTCGCGGCTATGACGGCTCTGCCGACCGAGCTGAAGCGGTTGAGCACCTTCGCCGGCGATGTGGTCGCAGACGACACTCTGCACCTGACCATCCGGGATGAGTCGATCCAGTCCTACAGCATGCGCGGCTTCGGGCTGATCCTTTCGGACGGCACGCTGTTCGCTGTCTACGGCCAGGCGGCGCCGATCGTCCAGAAGTCCTCGGCCTCGATCATGCTGCTCGCTGTGGATGTGGTGCTGGCCAGCCTGACTACGGCCATGATCGAGTTCGGTGATACGGACTTCATCAATCCGCCGGCGACGGTTGATCGCCCGGGTGTCATCGAGATCGCCGATCAAGCCGAGGTGGATGCCGGCATTCGGGGTGACGTCGCTGTCCCACCTTCACGCCTCAAGGTGCTGCTGACGGCCCTGCTCGGCGGCAAGGCAGACTCGGCGCACAGCCACGACGCCGGCCATGTGACGACGGGCATTTTCAACGTCCTGCGGATCCCCGATCTGGCCATGGCCAAGATCACCGGGTTGGCGACAGCGCTTGCGGAGAAGGCCAGCTTAGCGGGTGCGACCTTCACGGGTGCCTTCGCTATCTCGCGGGCGAGCGGACCCAGCCTCGATCTGATCGGCAACGCCGGCACGGGGCGTGAGATCAACTTCAGGACCGGGGCCAATACCCGCTGGCGCATCCGCGCGAATGGCTCGGCCGAGAGCGGGGCGAACAACGGCTCCCTGCTCGAGTTTATGCGGTTCGCTGACGACGGCACCTATCTAGGGATTCCGTTCGCCATTATCCGCGCCACGGGACAGGTTTCCTTCGAGACCGTACCGCGCGTCGGCACTCAGCAGCTCTGGTTCGAAGGCAACTTCGACCCGAACTCCAAGGCCGCAGCGATCCACTCCCACGACTGGGCCCAGGTCACGGGCAAACCGGTCCTGCTGCAGTTCGTCAGCGCCCTCGCGGCCTCGGGCTCCGACCTCAACCTGTGTGTCACGCCCGGCTTCTATCGCCAGCCGCTCGACGCCGGCGCAACGGACGGCGCCAACTATCCGGTCGGCGGCGCCGGCATCATCGAGGTCCTTGCACAGGGCAATGCCGTCGAGCAGCGCTATACGCGGCCCTCGAGCGGGGACGTCTTTCACCGTGGGTCGATCGGCGGGGCATGGTCGGCCTGGCGCAAGTTCTGGGACAGCGGCAACTTCGATCCGGCGTCCAAGGCCAACGCTGCCCACAGCCATGCGGGTGAGGATATCACCTCGGGCACGGTGCCGCTGGCCCGGCTTCCCAACATCCCCGCCAGCCAGACGAACAGCGGCGTCTTCGATCCCGCCCGGATCCCGGCGCTGGCCATGTCGGCCATCACCGGCCTGGTCGATGCGCTGGCGGGGAAGTCTAACACCGGTCACGTCCACTCGGGCGCGGACATCACCTCGGGCACGGTGCCGCTGGCGCGGCTCCCCAACCTTCCGGCCACCCAAACCAACAGCGGCACCTTCGACGCTGCCAGAATTCCGGCCCTCGACGCGAGCAAGGTCAGCACGGGCGCCTTCGATCCGGCGCGGATACCCTCTCTCGATGCTTCGAAGGTCACCTCCGGCGCCTTCGACCCGGCCCGCATTCCCAATCTGACCACGTCCAAGATCACGGACCTGCTCGATCTGGTGTGGCCGGCTGGAAAGCTGCACCTGTTCGATATGGCGGCGGTCCCGGCGGGCAACCGCTGCCTCGTCGCCAACGGCGCGGTCGTGTCCCGCACCACCTATGCCCGGCTCTTCGCCGCCATCGGCACCCGCTATGGCGCCGGCGACGGCGCGACCACCTTCCAGATCCCCGACTGGCGCGGCGTCTTCTTCCGCGGTCTCGACAATGGTCGCGGCCTTGATCCCGGTCGCGGGCTTAGCACCGGCACCTATCAGGCCAGCCAGAACCTGCAGCACCGCCACTCGGTGCCCACCCGCAGCTCCAACGGCACGGATGAGGGCTATGTCGAGGACACCGACTCCGGCGGCCTCGTGCGGACTGTTTTCACGGCATATGAGGGCGGCAGCGAGGCCCGCCCGATCAACGAGGCCCTTCTGGCCTGTATCTCCTACTGAGGCGCGCCATGCTGATCTATCACTATGACCCCGCGACGGGCCTCTACCGAGGGGCAGGGATGGCCGAAGCCGATCCCATGGAGCTCGAGCTGGCGCGGCAAGCTGCCTATGATCCGCTGGCCGCTGCGGCGCATGAGGCCTACTCGGCCGCATACCACGAGGCCATGGCAGACTTTGCGACCGCCCCGCGGGCAACCCTCGACCAGCTGGCCCAGGCCGAGCAGGATCTGGACGCCGCGATCGGGCTGGCCATGCAGATCCGTGACGCCGCCCTGGCCGACGCCGCGGCCGCCGCCGCCCGGGTGAGACCCGAGCACTGGCTGATCCCGGCCAACGCCACCACGGTAGCACCGCCTGCCTTCAGCTTCGATGAGGAGGTCGTCTTCGAGGAGGGCGTCTGGAATGTCCGCCCGGCCGCTGCCGGCGATGATGATCCCGACCTCGAGCCCGACGAGGTCGTGCTGGCGCAGGCGGTCAGGTCCGACAGGGCCCGCCGCATCACCCGGGTCCGCTGGCTCATCGACCGGCACCGGGACGAGGTGGCGCTAGGCATCACGACCACACTGACGGCCGAGGACTATCAGACCGTGCTGCGCTACATCCAGGACCTGCGCGACGTGCCGGAGCAAGGTGGCTTTCCGCACACGATCAGCTGGCCCCAGCTGGATGAAAGCCTGACCGCCATAGGCTGACCGCCTTTTGTGCCGTGCGGTGCTGACAACACCACGGCCCTGCGAACCGTCGCGGCCTGCGCCATCGTCCGCAGCCTATGACCCGGCCCGCCAGCACCCGTCAGGACTCCGATCCCGATCGCACGATCGGCGCGCTTCTGCGTGTCGGCACGGTCCAGTCCGTCGACCTCGAGGCCGGCAAGGTCATCGTCGCCATGGGCGACCAGACCACCCCGCCGATCGACTGGCTGATGCCGGTCGGCGACACCACGCTCTGGATCCCGCCGACCGTGGGTCAGCAGGTCCTGGTCCTCGCGCCCGAAGGCGACATCGAGCAGGCCATGGTGCTGAACGGCCTGCCGTCTTCGGCCTTCGCGCCGCTGTTCCTCGGGCTGGTCAATACCATCCGGTTCAAGGATGGAGCCCAGGTCTCCTATGACCCGGAGGCCGAGCGCCTCGAGGTCAACACTCCGGGCAGCGTGAGCATCACCGCGCCGGGCGGCGTCACCATCGTCGGCGATACCACCATCACCGGCAATGTCTCGATCGACGGCGACACGGCGATCACCGGCAACACCGTGGTCGATAAGAAGGTGACCGCCACCGAAGACGTCGTGGTCGCCATTCCCGGCGCACCCAAGAGCCTCAAGGCGCACGTCCACACCGGCGGCACTATCTCCGGCAAGACGGGAGCGCCCGTATGACCGGCCAAGGATATGGCATGTCCCGTTTCACAGGCCGGGCCATCGACAGCCGCAGCGCCGAACATCTCGAGCAGTCGATCGGCGACATCCTGACGACGCCCGAGCGGAGCCGCGTCATGTTGCGGCCCTATGGTTCGCGGCTCCCCGATCTGGTCGACCAGCCCGACAACCCCCGCACGCGCCTGGCCATCTATGCCGCGACGGCCATGGCCCTGTTGCGCTGGGAGCCGCGCGTGCGCCTGACCCGCGTGACACTCGAGCGCCCACGGCCCGGCGCCCTTTACCTCCGGATCCTCGGCAAGCGCGTGGATCTGCCCCGGCCCCAGGGCTTCGACTTCGCCTATCCGCTCTCCCCCTCCCGATCCGCCGTCTGATCGCCCGCTTCTCAGCAAGGAAACCCCATGGCCCTGACCCCTCGCCCCCACGGTGTTACCCTCACCGCCGCTGCCCTCGGCGCGGTCGCCCTGATCGTCAATCCCCTGTCCGTCTGGGGCATCGTTGCCACGGCGCCTGATGCGGTCGGCCTTGACCTCAACACGCCCATCCTCGTCCAGGACCTGGAGGCGACGATTGCCGCGGCCGGCGCGGCGGGCACTGCTTCACGCGCCCTGCGCGCCATCGCCGACTTTGGC